CTTTGTACGATAATCCTTTTTTGCCAAAAGACTTTGTAAAAAATTTGGAAATTGAGTATAAAGACACTGTGTATTATGATAGATACGTTTTAGGCATGTGGAAAAAAGCAGAAGGATTAATATTTCCAAACTATGAAAATAGTATAATGGAACCTTTTGAACAAAAATATAGAGAGTTCCAGGTTGCGATTGACTACGGAATACAAAATCCTTTTACGATGGGACTTTTTGGTTTAGGGGCAAATAACGTTTGGTATAAAATTAAGGAGTTTCATCACTCTGGGAGAGAGAGCAAAGCCCAAAAGACTGATAACGAGTACTATCTGGAGCTAAAAAAATTTGTTGGAGATATTAAAATTAAGCAAATAATAATAGATCCTTCTGCTTCAAGTTTTGTGGCACTTATTAAAAAGTCCAACGATTTCAACGTAAAAAAAGCCAAAAATGACGTACTTGCAGGCATAGCACAAGTTAATAGTTTTATAGCTTCTGACAATATTAAAATATTTAATACATGCAAAAAAACAATAGAAGAATTTGGAAAATATGCATGGGATACGAAGGCAGGCGATGACACTCCGATAAAAGAAAACGACCACCATTGTCTTTTGGGGTCAACTCTAGTAGACACAGAGTTCGGACAAATTAAAATATCTGATTTAGTCGGAAAAACAGGAAACGTAATTTGTTACGATGAAGCAAATGAAAAAGTTGTTACATCTCATTTTTATGACGTATGCAAAACAGGCAATGAAGAAATATTTGAAATTGAGTTAGAGAATGGAAAAAAAATAGAGTGTACAGGAGACCACCCGATTCTAACAGATTTTGGTTGGGTGCGTGCCGATTCTATCTCCAAACGGCATTCAGTACTTGATGTCAGACATTGTGTGTGATACAATTATAATATCACGAAAAACACAGGAGGAAAAAATGGTAGAGTATAAGAATAGCGGGAAGAATGCGATGCTAGACGGAATTCGCTTCACGAGAGATGAAAAAACACATTATTATTTGTCAACTACTAAAATTAAAAATAGTCGGAAAAGATTACATGTTTATGTTTGGGAAAGTAATAATAACGTAGTGCCTAGCGGTTTTGTTGTGCATCATATCGACCACGACAAAAGCAATAATAACTTAGATAATTTAAAAATAATATGTAAAAAGGAACATGGTGTATATCATACTAGCAAATTAACAAAAGAGCAAAAAGAAAAAAGGTTAGAATCTTTTTTAATTAATGCGTTGCCGAAAGCAGCAGCGTGGCACAGCACCGAGAAAGGCAAAAAATGGCACGGCGAGCACTCGAAACAAATTTGGGCAAATAAAAAAGAAGTCCCGCATAAATGTGATTGTTGCAATAGTGTATTCATGTCAAAACGCCTAAAAAACAAGCGTAGTGTTTTTTGTTCAAACGCATGTAAATCCGCAGAAAGAAGGAAAAGTGGTGTAGATAATGAAACAAAATGTTGTGTTTTGTGTAACGGAAAATTCGAAACAAATAAATACGCAAGCAGGAAATATTGTAGCGAGTTATGTCGCAGTAAAAAAGGTAACACGTAAAAATAAAGAGGATGTTTATAATATGACTGTAGCAAAATATCATAATTTTAGTGTTAACGGTGGGCTTATTGTAAGCAATTGTGATAATCTTCGATATTTTGTCGCAACGAATGGTTTAGGATTGCCAAAAAGTTCATTAATTTTAACGAGGAGGTAAACAATGCATACTTTTCAAGATTTTGAAAAACTAACTTCGGAATTTGATAGACAACAATTTTTATTAGCGACGGTTACGGGGTTTCAAAGCGGCGAAGAATATAAAAATATGATAATTGCTGGCAAGTATTTTAATAGTGATAACATTTCAGTTTTGGATAGAGAAAAATTTACAGTAAAAACGCTAGATAGAGAATTTACAGTGTCAAAACAAATAGCGTCATCAAATTTCTTTTTTAGACTTGTAACGCAACAAAACCAGTTTTTATTGGCAAACGGATTACAAATAGACAACGACAGCGAAAAAAACAAACTTGGTTTGGGGTTCGATACGAAACTCCAGGAAGCGGGAGAATTGGCTCTGGTTCACGGTATTAGCTGGATTTTTTACAACAGCGACCACGTGGAATTAATTCCAGCGACACAATTTATACCGTTGTATGACGAATTTTCCAGCGAACCGTTGGCAGGAATTAACTTTTGGCAGCTAGACGAAACACGACCTGTTTATATAAGACTATTTGAAATTGACGGTATTTCCTGGTATAAAATAACAAAAGATTCAAGAGAGCCGAACAAAAAAAACATAGAGTTGTATAAGGAAAAAGAATCATATGTTAAAGTTGTGCAAAATAATATATTAATAGATAATAAAAACTATGATAATCTGTTTCCTGTTGTCTCACTAAAAGCCAACGAAAACGCAGCTAGTGAGCTTAAAACAGCTATAAAGACAAAAATAGATATGTATGATTTAGTATTGTCTGATTTTAGTGACAATCTACAGAAAACAAATTCCATATATTGGTTGATTGAGAATTTTAATGGGGACGCAACGGACGCCGATTTGTTGAGAGCTCAAATAGAAGATTACAAAATGATATTTACAAAAGATGAGGGGCAAAAAGCATCTGGCGAGTTTATGCAAGTGCCTTATGAAGCTCGTGCCGTAATTCTCGAACTCTTAGAATCTGGTATATACCGAGATTTTATGGGGCTTAACATGAAAGAAATCACGGGCGGAGCGTTGACCAACGTGGCTATAGACACGGCAAAATTTAATCTAGTAAACAAAGTAAACCGTTACGAATATAGAGTGTTCGAAACTTGTCAAAAGTTGTTAGCCCTTGCGGGTATAAAAACAGAGAATATTAGATTTAGGCGTGAGTTTATAGCAAACAAATATGAAACTATGCAAATGTTGTACATGTGTCGTGCTGATTTAGACTTGACCACAGCACTCGAAAAAAATCCGCTTGTCGAAATGGATGAAGTTAGTATAATACTAGAAAGAATTGAAGAAGAAGAAACTTACAACGGCGGAAATGAAATACCTCAAATTCCAGATGTCGAGAATGCACAAAATGAGTAACCTTGTCAAGGATTTAGAGAAAAAACTCGCTGCATTGTACACGAACGCAACTAAAAAAATAGATAATATTTTGAGTGATATAGATTTTAATAGCTACACGCAAGATGATATAAATGACGTTGTTGCACAGATAAAAAAAAATAAAAACGCTATCGTTAGTGAGATAGCTTCGGCGGGAAATAATGCGAGAAGTGCGATGGACAACAACAGTTTACGACTTTATAAGCAAAGTTATTTACAATCACTAAATGATTTTAACAAAAAAATTGGTCATAATCTGGATTGGGACATTCCAAACAATGAAGAATTCGAAAGAATGCTAGAAAAAGAAATTAATATCTATGATAGGAAAGCCGCTGCAAATTTGAGCGATAAAAATATTATCAATAGACGTTTTGAGAATGCGTTGATTGCTGTTGTTGTCGCAAAGGTAGCCATAAACAAGATAAAAAAGGAAATAACAGACAAAACCGTTCGCCGAGGTTGGAACGATTCTACCAGACTAGCAAGAACAAAAAGCACAGGCATTTTAAACGGTGCTAGATTCGAAGGTTTTAATAATGCCGAAAAAATGGGAATCAGAGGTGTGAAAAAGTGGGTTTCCACATACGACGGGAGAACTCGGATGAGCCATGTATGGATGCAAGCTCAAAAAGAAGAATTGAATGATATTTTTGCAAATGAATGTATGTATCCCCGTGACCCGAATGGGCCTCCAGGTGAAGTTGTCAACTGTCGTTGTACTGTTTCTTACGTGATGGAAGGTTCGCAAGAGTTTAATTATAGCATTTACGAAGGCGACGATTTAGAAGAACTTTTGGAGGAGGTAGATTAATAGATGGCAGACATGATAAAATGGGAAATAAAAGACCACAGCAGTAAATTTAAACACGCATTACCAGCAAAAACAGGAGTTATATTAACAAAATGGGGTATTAAATGGCAGGAAATATCAACAGGCTTGGTTACTAAAAAAGGTGTTGTTGACACTGGGCTATTGCGTGACACGCTAGGTTTTAAGATTGATATAGCTGGTAAAAAGGTAAATGTAGGAAGTCCGCAGCCGTATGCGGCAAAGCATGAATTGGGAACGCACGGAATGCGTGCGAGGTCGTTTATTGTTCCCGCTATTAGGGAACACGGAGCAGCGTATAAACAAATTGCAGTAGAGCAACTAAAAAATCTATAGCAAACTATAAAAATATTGTTTTTATTATTATTTTGTGATATTATATAGATAGTGGGGAGTTGATAGAATGTCAATATTAGATATTTTTAAAAACAAAGAAACTTTAACTAGCGAAGAAATAAAGAACTTAGAAAAAGAAATTACAAGTTTGCAAGCACGGCATACCGCAGAAAAAGACAGTCTAATTAATAATTATGAGTCTGTTAAAAGCGTTTGGGAACAAGAAAAAACAAAATTAGCAGCAGAGGGAGAGACATTAAAATTGGAAAAAGAAAAGCATCAGCTTGAAAAACTACACGAAAAAAAAGAGCAAGCAATTGCTAATCATTTGACAAACGATGGCGTTAATCCTAAATTATTAAAATTGTTTAAAAAAGAGATTGATATAAATACGGTAGAATTGAGTGAGGACACCAATAGCATCACTAATTGGGACAGTTTGGCGGACGGGGTGAAAAAAGAATTTTCGGATTTTTTTGGAGCAGCAGAAATTAAAGGTGTGGAAACAGTTAACCCTATCGCTAAAAAAACAGAAGAGAAAGACCCTTTTTTAGACGGTTTTAACGATAATAAATAATATAAAAGGAGATTCTAACAAAATGGCAACAATTAATTATGCAGCTAAATATAGTGATTTAGTAGATGAGAGATTTACACAAGCGTCTATTACTAGTCCAGCATTTTCCGAGATGTTCGACTGGTCGGGGGCAAATACGGTTAATGTTTATAGCCTCGGGACTTCAGCAATGCGAGATTACAACATGACTGGAATGCAACGTTACGGAAATCCAGACGAGCTAAGCGACACTTTACAAACTATGATACTATCACAAGACAGAGCGTTCACGTATACAATAGATAGACGTAATTATGCCGATACCATGATGGTGCGTGAGGTTGGTCGGTCGTTAAGACGACAATTGGACGAAGTTGTAATACCAGAAGTAGATATTTATAGATTAAAAGTGTTGACTGATAAGGCAGGAACAACAGTCGAAGAAGTGATTACAGAAGACAATGCTTATTCCGCATTTATTGACGCGGTAG